GTCTCCCCGCGGTAGGATAACCTACCGCTAGGAGATCTAGTGACGTCTTTGGTCGTCGCCATCTAGTAGTTTTTAGTCAATACCAATATTATGGAGTAAGCGTCTCCGTTACTATGACCTACTGTTGTAAAGTCAATGTCACCGGTTACACCAGATCCCGCATTGTTAGGAATACCTGTGAATAAATCATAATATTCGTCACCGGTACTATCAGCCGGTAAAGGTATTGCCAAAACATTTGTGGTGGCGTCGAACTCGAGATCGACGGCCATACCACGACATGCCCAATATATTCTTGAAATTGATACCGAAGTACAAGCAGCACCCGCACTGTTACTAGCTAACGCTGATACGTCAACCTTTTTAACAGAGGCTTCGCCTGTG